ACTGGTCTAACTTTATAGAATATTCTACCATAGACGATGACTTGTGTTAACCCATACGCGCATAATATAAATGTTAGTAGCTCCATCGTCTCTCCGTTATGGCGCCCTCAGCGCCGGCACCCATGAAACCGAGGACTGACTCGAAGTCAGTCTTGCCGGTGGTTTTTAAAATTGTTGACAGCATACCACCGTCATCAGGGTCCATGCCACCGCCACTCGTTAGCTTGAAGGCGATAAGACCCAAAGCCAGCAGGGGTGGTGCCACCTTCATTATTTTTCGAGCGGCTTCAGTGTCCAACAAGTTCCGGGCACTTACATATCCTTGAGTCGCGAGTCCGAGGAAGTCGTCGGATAGGTTCTCCTCTACATCGGCAGGGGTGTCATCAACCTCTTGTGCAAGCTCCTTGAGTGCGCTAACCACCTGCATTACTTGAGGATCGGCTGCTAATGCATTTAAAACGGCTTGCAGCCTCTTTCTATCCTTAATGCGCGCAACATCGTCTGCTAGCTCTTCCACTGCAGCAGGATCGTCTTTGAGTTGTGACAGTGTATCCTCCTCAAAGATAAGATAGCTATCCCATCTTTCTAATATAATTTTCATTTTAGATGTCATTATAGCAATCCTACATTGTGTACATATAATTTAAAGCATATGGATCTCGGATATACATGGAACCTTGAGTATTCTTCTGGGGTACCTCTCCTAGCTCTGTCGAGTATTCTTTGTCTGGATCGAGCAAATGATCATCAGTCACGGAAACAACCGCCTCGGCCTGTTCGAAGTACGGGCGCTCCTCTTCAATGAATTCGTGAATCTTTATAAGAGCCATTTTGGCTGCAGACGCATCTGGATCAATCGATTTCTCCATCGATGCTTCAATGGAGCCAAAAAATGAGCCGGCTTGAATGCTTTCCGGAAGGACAAGCCCTTGGTGGTGTAAAAGTTTAAACAATCTGTTCTGGGCTCCGTATACCAAGTCTGACATATTCTCTTTAGGAAAAGCTAAGATTTTATTTTTATCTGGTGACAAAACAATATCGATGTCTCCGTGATCGAAAATCATCAAATCTCCAGAAATAGAGCGACGTAGGTTAAGTTCTAATCTGACTTTTTTGGCATTCGCCTTTTTACCCACTTTAATGATTACTGCCATCACCGATCTCCTTGACTATTAGTTGTGCCTTTAATACGGTAAGCAACACCACATCATTTATATCTGAATCCTTAAAATTCGATAGCTTCTCTATAACCTGGAGCGTTCTAGCTTTCATGTCGGGGTCTTCTTTAAGCATCTCCGTTTCTGTGGAATTGACCATCTCTGTCTTAAGACGAGAAATTTCTTCATTTAAAAATATTTTAAGCTGGAGTGCGTTATCGGTAAAGGATGCGATATAATAGTTTAACAGCGTTTTTTGTTCCTGCAACAGCGTATCGGAATATTTTTGGTTGAACTTGTGTACAAAGGTACTCACGGCTATATCATCTATTTCAGTTAGCTCATCCGATTCCGGAGCGTCATATAGCATGGAACCAACTAATTGATTTTCTAGCATAACTCTTTTCTTTGGATTTGTCTTCGAACTAAATATTTGGTCGATTGTTGCTAGCGTCTTATAATTGGGAACAAAGTTATTAAAAATTGCTGGATTCAGATTTGTGTTGATATCATTGATAAGTTCCGTTTGATCTTTAAATAGCCCATCGGGATCTATTAATCGGCTAGCTAACTTTGATTCTTTTAGTATTCTCTCGCACATATGCTGCGGTAGCCTCTCCCTTTCATACAGGGATTTATAACATTCCAAGTGCCGCCCCAAGGGCGACGATGGTGAAAAATGTTTCTTTATAACATTGACCACCCTTTTTTGCATGGGTACATCATTTTTAATAACCGCCACGGTTGCTTCTTTTATTAAACATTCGTAAACAAACGCGGTATTTCTTTTTTTATTGTGCTTCATCATTTTGCTCCGTGGGTACACTTTCCTTTTTTTCTAAAACATCTATTAAACTTCTGACAGATTTATTGACCTCAAATATTTGTTTTTCTTGATCTTGTTCTTCTAAGGAGTATATAGAGTCGTCCGTCTCATAAATCCCCGTAGATAGACCATCCATTTTAGTTAAAGTTTTTAAATCAGCATAACCGGGTACAATATTTCTTGTAGTTGGGCTAGCCTTTTCCTTGGAATATTTTGAGGAATACGAGCGTGTCCTGGCGCCAGCAGAGCGTTTGTCACTCTTGACCGGTGTATATACTTTTCCTTTGGCTCCAGGCGTCAAGCGAGGAGCGTTACGGGATCCCGGCGGAACTGCTAGCAACGGCGATTCATCGCCAGCGGGCTCTTCGGTACCGCCGGCCTCGCCGGCTGGCATCTCATCCGGGGCATCGCCCAGCTCTAACCCTTCTTCGCCGCCTAGGTCAAGTTCACCGCCGGCATCGCCTAAGCCCATATCACCGCCTAGGCCGGCCGTTTCGCCGGCTGCTGCAGCTTCTGCGACTTGTTGAAGTGACGCGTCGTGCTTCCGATCATAATACATTTCTCTCTGGTTCCGCATGAATTCTTCATGGGACATACCAAATATGTTATCAGCAACCCAGCGCCGAGAGAAATACCCCTCTGTAGCTGAGCCAGCAATATCAAACTTTTGTTTCCAGTGCTCTATTTCTTGCAACTCTGCGATCTTTGAAGGATTATTTAGAGAGAGCTTGAAAGAAAGAAGATCATCGCCGCGGAAGCCCAGCGTATAAAGATGGATAATCCCAATCTTTTCAAGTTCTGATATCACCACTCTCTGGAGTCGCTGAATCGTTCTCGCAAACCTTATGTCCTTTTGGGCTAAAGTGGTTTTATCTTCGTTGGCGCCGTCACCCATCGCGAGATAAGACTGGGGAATTTTTAACGCAGAGAAGAGCTTGTCGCGGAGATACTTGATATCATCTATCTCTGTGGTATTGGTCCCGCCGGCAAGATTTTGAATGTCAGTGACAGAACCCTGGCGCACGGGAATAAAATAATCTTCTTCGATCGACATCGGGTTATATCTAAGATCTACTTTACCTGTTTCCGGATCAACAACGCTGTGTCGCTTGAGGCTCGTTACGGTCTTTTGCATAAATTGCTCAACTTCATTGGGGGGGATCCCACCAACATCAATTTTGAAGACGCGGCGCTCAGAAGAACGAATAACCCGATAGGCCATCATCGCATCTTCCATAAGAGTAAGTTGTCGCCATATGCGCCGAGCAGGTTCCAAAATTGAAGTACCATATGGTTGATATTTATCATTACCCAATACACGGAAATGGGATACCTGCCAATTTTCAAATGTCATTCCGGCGGAGTTCCATTGGTATTGGATGTAATTCGGATTGGTTGAGTCCATACCTTCTAATCTTTCCACCTCATTGACCGGAAGAGAGATAACAGACTGAACTCCATACTTGTCATCAATATCCAGATATAGAAAAAAGTCTCCATACTTGCACATGGTGCGGGCCCAACCGAAAAGATTATATTCGATATTCAAAATATTGCTATAAAGTATTGCTAGAACTGCTTTAATTTCTTCGTTGGGGCAGTTGATGTTGAGCATTGGACGCAGAGCCGAATAGGTTGTCATTTCGTCTGCATAGATATCCATCGTAGAGGCAATCTCTGGCATATACTCCATCTGGTCAAAATCAATGTACCTTTCGGTTCTTTGCTGATTTTGAATAGCTTTTGTTGACAAAGTATCCAGAGGGCTATAATGTTGCTTTTTGAACTGTTGACCAGAGGCTGAAGCGAATCTTGATGAAAATTTATCCAAATGTTGGCGCCGGATGCGGCGACCAGACTGGGATCTATAATTTATAATAGGGCCCGAAAACAATCTAGTTAAAGATTTGAATAATGCTGATCGTACATTTTTCGGGTTATCTCTTATCGAACCGGCCATTTATTTACTCACTTTATAATCCATTTATATTGTTGGTACATTTTCTCTGCTTCACTCATTTTATCAAAAATATTATCTTTTTTGTAGCCATGTTGACCACTTATTTTCGTATTCATTGTGGTTTTTGAAGTTATAATCGCATTTGCAAAAGCTCTTTGATAATTTAAGTCTCGGGCATTACTTTGAAGTGCGGTGTCTCTAACCCAGCATGCAATTGCGAGAGCCATGATAAGATCATCATGGTATCCTTTCATCGCCTGGGGTTTACCATTCCTCCAAATAAAAGTCTTCATCTCGCTGATTGTGCGAGAAGAATATATGGTAATTAGTTTATTTCTTATAAACTCTTCCATTTTCGCGATTATAAGTGGTCTAGTTTTCATAGAAGTTGTAAATCCGGGGACCGCCGAAGATATGCCTTCGGCTTGATATTGCTCTATATATTCGTGACTAGACTTTATAGAATGATATACATTTGGGTATCCATGTTCTATCAATTTATTTAGCACAGAGTAACCGACATTATTATTTTCGACCACAAGCATACAATTGCCGTACTCTCTTCCTATTTGATTAAGCATCCCCGCGTACATATCCAGGGAGGGCTTTCCTTGGTATTCCCCTACCACTTGTAGTGTTTCAAGCTTTATTATATGAAACGCTGAGAAGTCCGCTCCATCGCCGCGGGCAACATCTGCAACCATCAAATAGTTGCAGGTGGGATCGAATTCTTCCCAAATCCAAAAGTTGCGATCGAAGCCGGTTTTATGTTTAGGATCGGTCACATTAGAAAGCAGCCACTCCATACATTCTGGATCTACTACAGTTTCTCCAGAAGTGTTAAAATTACATTCTAGCTCTTGTGCAATCTGTCTCTTAGACATATTCTTGGTTTCTTTCTGATACCAGATCTCGTCGCGATCGGGGTGAACATCCCAAGCGAGCGTAGTTAAATTGAAATTATTAGTGCCGGCTTCCGCATCCATACAAGCTCTATGAAACCAGTTCCCCACGCCATTCGGGGTTGAGAGCGCGATGCAGCGGCCACCAGTTGAGAGCGTGGGATATAGACCGGTCCACAATCCTTCAAGACCCTCAATGTGGGCAGCTTCGTCGAGGACCAAGAGAGACAGGGCTTCAGAACGACCCGCATCACCAGAAGTAGATGCCGCTTTAATTGAAGAGCCATTCGATAATTCAAATGAAGTTCGGTTGTCGACAGATATGGAAGAAATACGTATCCAATGCGGTAGATTTTTCATAATGCTCTTGACTTTTTTAACCAAGTTACCAGCAGTTGCAAACTTTGTTGCCATAACCAAAATAGACTTATCCCTGTGGAATAACATCATCCAAGCGATATAGCCCGCGGTAATGGTTGATATCCCAAGTTGTCTTGCTTTCAAAATAACGTTAAATCGATAATCGTTAAAATCAGTGAGGAGCAAATCTTGAAAATCATATGTATCAAAAAGGATCTGCCCGTGCATCGGATGAGATATCCGGGCGAAATTTTTAAGAAAGTAAGATGGATCCTTGCCACATTTCAATATTTCTTTTACTTGCTCTTTTTTCGTTAGTTGAAAACTCATACATCTTGTAGTGCTGCTATAACCTCTTCTCTATTGGCGATGGTGCCTTCGCCATCAAGCGCAATCATTTCTTCAATTCCATCTTTCCAAGCTTGATCAACTATCTGCGCATCAGACATTTTGTTAAATCCGTGAGGATCTAATGCGTCGTACATTTCGTCTTCGGCGCCCATGTCGTGGTAGTGGCCTTCTGCCAATACTTCTCTGATCAAACCCTTTAGTTCTTCAAGCTTGAAGCCAGCTGTTGGTCGGCCCATTGCTCCGGGAACATATTCCGTGCCGGGTATTTCATCTTCCGGAGAAGACATTTCCACGTCAGGGAGATTAGAAAACACCACCTGAAAAAGCTCAGCTACGCGCTCAGGATCTCGACCTTGGATCATATTCGAAATAGCATCAACAAGATCTTCATCTGACATGTCTCTCGGATCCGCTAAAGGGCCGTCAGATGGGCCGGATCGATCTTGGAAGCTACCAACATCGCGCTCTGTAGCATCGTCTGATGGGATATCCATGGGCATTGTTTCGAGGGCACTGAGAGCGTTGTCCGGTACGGAGGGAGCATTCGGTACGTGCTTTTTGCTTTTACCATAGTCATCGAGCCAGTCGGGTTTTGGGCCGGTCTTATTAACCCACGCCTTAAACTCTTCAAATTTATCTGGATCTAAAGCCTCTAACTGAATTCCTTCTTCGCGGAGATATTCTTCTATAATAATTTGTTGCAGTTGGGACTTGGCGATTTTCATTTTACGATTCCTTTTTTCTGGTATCGTTTTGTGGGCGCTTGCCGCCGGTTCCATTCCAGCCGCCCTGGGACATAAAATCCTGCCAACTGCCTTCTGGTTTCTTTTTTGAGTCTGGCAGTATCCCCATTTCTTCGTCAAGGCCGCCGACCTTATAGTGCATCTTCGCGACGACCCAAGACCGGATCCGGGATGTAGACTCGACAGTAACCTCGGCGTCTCCAGACGCAGTTAAAGTGACGGGGGAGCCGGTGATCTTTTTATATTCTTTTTTAAGAAATTTTGATATATCTCCAATCTTGCTAACAATATCATCTTCAAAGCCGGGTACGTGTACTTCTTTTAACTGAACTTCTGAGTGATATGTGATACACATCATGTTTCCGTAAAATTTAACACCGAAGCCGTCGATAACTCTTCTATCAAGAATTGGGTCTCCTTCTTCTCTCTGGAGACTGGCTTTGAGGGGCTCGCCCTTCTCGTCCAATGCTCCGTCATATGCATTTGCTGCTGCTTGGGATAAACCCTGTACAATTTCATAAACCGTTGCCATTATTGTTGTCCTCTTATTGTTGGTGGTTGGGGTTGCTCTGCAGCTGAGCTTGTCGAAGAAACAGATTGTTGTAAAAGTTTCATGACTCGTTCGAGTTGGCTGCGATACTTTGTCATATCAACTCCGGGTTGGGCTGCCAGGTCTGACAGAAAGCCTTCTATTTGATCTAGGATTCCCTTTTCTTGTGAAGTAAACTCGGAATCATCTGTGGTGATTCTATCAACACTGGTTTGTTTCCTCTGCGACGTGGACATCGCAGTTGATTTTAATTTGGTGGGATCGACTTGGTTTTCCTCAGAAAGAACTTCTTTTATCATGTCTTTAAGGGTTCTAGAATTTAGTTTCATTGGGTCTCCATCCTTTTTCCCACCTATCCTCTCTTCCTTCCACGTATTGAATATAGCATGTATAACAACACTGAAATTTTAGAAGACTAATATCATCCCGGGATTTTCGCGGCAATATACCGCAAGTGGGACATTTCTTCAAAGGCTCCCTATTAAGTAGTTTTTTTGAAACCTTTATACCATTTATGTCTACTTTCTCTGTAGCTGCTTCATTCCTGAGTGTTTTTTCATATAACTCTTTCATTTGCAAGAGGTGTTCTTTCTCTCGATCGGGGCCCCACTCAGTTCTTGGGTTCTGTACGGTTTCTTCTCCATATTTGTCGGTGATTGCTTTCTCAACGGCTGCAATATAATTTAAATCTTTTTTAGTCATTTAATGCCCTATATACGCCGTAAGAGCTTGCAGTACCAATAAGGATCCCACCAGCAAAATACAACCATTTGTAGCCCGGGGAAGTTTTTTTTAGTGAGTCTGCCAATATATTAATCTCTTTATCCTTTTGCATTATAAACAAATCGTATTCATCTGTTAAGGCTTTATGTTCTATTTTTAGATTTTTCAGCTTAAAGTCGTACTCTTCTTTTTGAATCTTTAGTTGGTATTCAGTTTTTATGTCACAAGCATACATAGCAAGATCATAATCTGATAACATCTTTGCCATGGCTTTCTCATCAAAAATTACACCTGCGAACGGTGCGGGCGCCTTATACTCCAGTATGGAAAATTTGGCAGGCTCCGTTGCATTTGCCGAAAGACTCAACATCAAAAGAAGATTAAGGAACATATTCAATACCAAACTTTGTCTCTATATCTTTAATTAGTGCATGCTTATCATGTCTGAATTTTCTTTTGTATTCGCTATTCTTTTTCTCTCGAAGTGTTTCAAGCTCCTCTTGAGCCTTCTCGTACTCTTCTTCAATTGTTGCAATTGACTCTAAGAAGCTTTCCATCAACAATTGCTTTTCTCGAATCTCCTGCTTGTGAATTTCTTTGAGCCCGGCAATTTGTGCTTTGTGGGAATCCGATTGAACCTCATGTGCTTTGAGCATCAAGCTATAATCATAGCGAGTTTTCATAGCCACAACGAGAGAAAGCAACACGATTAGTATTGCCTTCCAGTTCTTTAACGTGAAGCTCAATATTTGTTTCTTAATCATTATATCCTCGCAGCCTAGCAACACCATCAATAATAGTCTGGCCTCCAATATAGATCGCCGAAATCAAAACCCAGTCTTCGCTCGTTACATGCCCAGTAAAAGTTAGGGCAGTTGCAGTAGCCCACACCATAAGCTTACGGGATGTGAGTTTAGCTAACCATGTGTCTACAAACGCCTGTGCTTTTACCATCATTTATCACTCCAATGTCGAGTCCGACCGGACTTCTCTTTATCCGCTCAATCGTCTTCTTCTATTTTTGATGTGCACATCTCTTCTGCTTCTTTTGCTGAGAGGCTATCAGCGCGGTCGCTGGCCGGCTTATCTTTTTGCGCGCATGCCCAGCGGCGTTGTTTTTCCGAGGACACTTCTTCCAACGGCTCTTCATCTGCCGTCCAGATTTTGGGTATTTTCTCCATGACAGAAATTAAATCCGGAATAGCAATATTATTAACCATAACGGCCGTAATCTCGGCGTTCAAGCCTAAGTCCATAAAAAATCCTGTCGCTTTTGACTGCACAATAGAGTCAGGCCCATCCTGCATGTGGTTCACTGGTTCCCTAACGGACGCCAAACTTGTGGCCATGCCTCCAAAATTAGAGACTGAACCGTACTCATTCATAGAAAAGATTTCTTCTTTAATGATCTGCTTGAGTTGAGACTTAGTGATTTTCATTTTATAGGCGCCCACACATTTTTGCACCCACAACAGGGTAGACTTCTTTAAACCCCGGAAGTGCTTCTAGAATTGCCTCTTCGGTGCACGGGCCGTCATACCAACCTTCAAAAAGCTCTATACCGTTGACCTTGATCACATATTTTGAGATGCCGGCGCGCTGGAGCATTTCAAGAAATAATTTTCCACAGCAGTCTTCCTCGACCTCGACTGGTGTAGCCTCCTGCGGTTCTGTACAACATGCATCCTCTTTTGGTGTTGTAAACCAATTCCAAAATTCTTTTAATAAATTCATTAACTTAATCCTTTTGCTCGTTTTGAGTTCTTTGTGGAATCCTCGGTGTCTTCTTTGATAATTTGTTTAAGTTGGGACTTGGTGATCTTCATGTTGCTAATCCATTCCTTCCACTGCGTCGGAGATACGTACGGAGGAATTTTCAATAACTCTGATAACGGATTGCGGAATCGCGCCCATCTCGAAAAACTTCTCATTCTCCAGATGACCGATGATAGCATCGCGGATGGAATTGGACAGGGACAAATGACCCGAAAAACTGTCGGCTTCGGGACGGCGAGGCTGCGCAGCATCACGCTCTGATTGAGGGTGCGATTCTCCACCGTAGTAGTCTCTAAGTTCTTCTACAATAATCTGTTTAAGTTGTGATTTAGTGATTTTCATTTTTCTTAATACTCCGCACCGTACAGCCAATTATCTTCATCTCGATCGGAGTCGCCATGTATATCGCGACCTATTTCATCTGCTAAATCTTTGTACATTTCTTCGGTGTCGTCATATGCTGTAGTTTCTCCATCTTGATGTGTTACCAAAATAGCAGGCTTTCCATCGCTAGCGATCTCAACGGATGCCTCGACATTAAACTTGTCTGCTATGGCGTCGGCGACATCGCGCATGATCTCTTCGGGCGCCCTATCTGCTTCTTCGGCAGCCATAGATTTTTCCAGGCCGCGGGTTAGACGAGGATCTGGCTCGTATGGTGATTCGTTTTCGTTCTCTTCAAAGTACTTGCTTTTTCTTGGCGGGAGACCAGCCTCTCTGCGTCGTTCATCTTCGCGGGCTTCTTTTGCCCGGCGGTGTGCACGCTCTTCATCCGTTTCAGGCTCGGCGTCACTACCTTTAGAGCGTCCGTCTGGGAATCGGGATTTCCAGTTCCCATGTGGATCCCACGCTTCGTTAGTGGTCTCGGTCTTCTCGTCCATAAAGTAACGAGGATCAATAAATTTCTTGTTTTTTCTTATAGCCATTATATTATTCCTTTTATATTGCTAATCCATTCATGCTTTGTAAGTTTTGGCAAAGATTTCTCTACCAACCACCCCATAATCGCCCGGGCCGTATTGTACTAAATAGTCTCCCGGCTCTCCTTGGAGTAAATCATTTGACCACGATACTTTGACCTTGAAGGGAACCATCATTTGCTTGGCAAAAACTGGAATGTCTTTCTTCGATGCTGTGCCATCTCCAAGATCGTTATATGTTTGCGCGAACTTCTCTGCGGGGATTGGCCATTGCTCGCCTTCTGTGCCGGTCATAATAGCATCTCCAGCATTAGCGCCAACGGGGCCTTCCTTTGTTTCGATTGTCTCATCGGCTTCGGCATATCTAAATTCTAATGGAATGGGTTTTTTAGCGGTTTTAAATCCATCTCGATCTTGGGATAAATCTGGATTATCATCTACTCCAAAAAGGTGCCCGACGGCGCCTCCTTCATTCAAGTATCTGTTCCAATTTTCAAATAGTTGTTTCATCTATTTCTTCTCTATACTAACAGTAATGCCTTTCTCTGCTAATCTTTTTTTCTCGTCCTCGGCACGAAGCTTCGCATTTTCGCCTTTAAAAGTGCGGGCGCCTTCCTTGGCTCCCCACTTATAATTTCCCTTTTTCTGATCCGATGCAGGGGTTGGATGTAGGAAGGAGCTAGCGTCACTGGCGCCAGACTTTCTTAAAACCCATGCTTCGTCTGCTTCTATTAAATTCTCAAGCTCTTCTTTGATAATCTGTTTAAGTTGTTGTTTTGTAATTTTCATGTTGTTAATCCATTCATGTTTAGTGTTCTCATCATACTTTTACCTTTAAAACTTCATCCGCTATTGTAACTAATATGAAATCCAATGCTTGGTCTGTGGAGTTACCGCGCATGCGATTAATGATAGATTTTATTTTCTCTTTATCTTCTATCGGATCTAATTGAAA